GTAATCATTTATTGACATAGGTTATATTATCTATTTTTTCGGTAGGTAATCAAGCTCTGGCCATTGATGTTTTGATTTCCTTTCCTTAACGTGGTTTAGATAAAGACCATTTACTCCATTTATCTTATCCCAGTCTTTAACTCTACCGTGTCCCAAGCTGTAACTTTTAATTGTTTGATCCAGTTTAAAATCATACTGTCCACTATCTTTTAGGCGGTGATTTACGTTAAATCCGTCCATCCCAAAAAAAATCATGTCCATACCTTCGTCCAGGCCACCAATATCAAACAAAGCCTGTTTAGGGCATGAACAGAGATTCCATTCAACATCATTAAAGTTTACGTTGTAATAGTTACCCTGGTCATTTCTCTCTCTTGGGTCTTGCCATGTTTGTTTCTGCCACGTTTCATCTTCATACTTGTTACCGACAGCTCCAACCAGCATGGTTGGCTCTGTCAGGTAGTGGTAGTAGAACTTTTCTAGGGTATCTGGTTTGGCATAGGTAAAGTCTTGCCACGATATTAGCAGTTCACCACTGGCCTTGCTAATCATTTTGTTGTAAATACGATTAAGTGTCCAGACGCCACCCTTAAAATCATCCTTGACCCAGATTGCTTCTTTAATCTTTGGGTCAAAGGTTGAACCTATCAACCACTCCCAGTCTGTTTCTGTTTGTTCTAGTAACGCCTTTCTAACTATTTCTAGTCCTTCGGGTCTAATTGTTGGAGTTAGTATTGATATCATCTTTAATTTTTTGATAAGCCTCCCTATCTCTTATCATTTCCTCTCCGCCCTCCACCCCAGCTGCGGTAACAGTTTGTGCTTGGTGGTGATAAATAACAACGGAGGGAACTGTTTGAAATATATCAGCAACTCTAGCATCATATTCACTATCAGAGGAATAGGTTCTCATTTCTTCTCTAAGATAACCCCTTTCTTTGGCTATCTCTTTAGGAACCACAAAGAATGGTCCAGCCAAAGCGTCTATGTTCTGGTTGATTATCTCTGGGGAAGTAACCTTACCCTCAATCATTAGGTCTCTGGGATTACCCTCAAAAAGATAAGTATCTGAACTGGCAATAGCCACAAAGTCTCCGGTAGCTTGTCGCCAGCCCCTATTAACATTGGAAGTAAATCCCTTATTCTGCCAATTATAGATATAGGTATCTACTTTTGCCATTATCTCTGGTGAATATCTACCGCCATCTTCGGTTACAATTAACTCGTCAGCATAGGCTCTGTATGACCTAATAGCCTCAAGAGCTAAATCCTCTAGTTCTTTGGTTAAGGTATATGTTGGAATTACGATGCTAAGTTTCTGCATTTGTTTATTTCTCTTCCAATGTATAACATATTTTCTTCAGTTAAATGAGGAGATACTCCCACGAAGTAACACTCCTTAAATATCCTTTCGCTATTCTCTAGGTTTCCAACAACTCTATGCTCTATATCCTTGTAGGCGGGATGTCGCAAAATGTTACCAGAGAACAGAAATCTGGTTTCAATTCCAGCTTCCTCTAGCAATCTTAGGTCTCGTTCTCTGTTCTTTGAAAAGATAGGATAGACAAAGGGACTAATCTCAGGGTTGTAGGTTTCACCCAGCTGTTCTGCTAATATTCTATAGTTTCTCTTTCTAAGTTCAACAAAGCCAGGGAGTCTCTTTAGTTGTTCCCTACCAAAGGCTGCTGTAATCTCATTCATCTTAGAGTTAAGACCAATCCTGGTGTAGTAGTATCTGTGGTCAAATCCTGGTCTTTTCCACCTATCCCCACAAATTGGATTATTTCCACCAAAGTGACAGACACAATCTCTACCCCAATCTCTTATGCTTAAAGCTTCTCTGGCAACATTAGGTTTGTTGGTGATAATCACTCCACCTTCACCTGTTGTCATGTGGTGAGCTGGGTAAAGGGAAACAGTGGCTACGTCACCAAATGTTCCAGCCAATTTACCATTCTGCCTGGATAAAACACTGTCGCAACAATCTTCCATCACCTTTAAATTATTCCTTTTTGCAATGTCCATTATCCTTTCCATGTCCGGCATCTGTCCTATTGTGTGTGCAAAGACTATGGCACTGGTTTCTGGTGTAATAGCTTTCTCTATTTCATCTGGATCAATAGTTAAGCCTTTGACATCTACAAAGACTGGTTTGAGTCCTAAATATACCATCGGTGCTATAGTTGTAGGAAATGCTCCACCAGCTGGAGTTATCACCTCTGAGCCTTTTGGTAACTTTAATGACTGTAAGGCTACAAAGTTAGCTGAAGAACCACTGTTAACAGCTAATGCGTATTTGACACCAAATGTTTGTGCAAACTCTTTTTCAAACCCAGCAGTCTCGGCCCCACCGCTTAGCCAGCCACTGTCTAAGGCTCTATTAACAGCATCCTTTTCTTCCTGCCCATAGATGCCTTTGGCGTAGTTTAGTCTCTCTTTCATTTTTCTAATAAATGTTTAACGTCTTTAAGGATTGTTTCAGCCCTATTTACATAGGTATGGTTCAATTTGAGAGAGTGAACCATCCTGTCTCTCATATACAAAGCGTCATCGTAGTTATTGACACACCACTCTATTTGTTTTTCAAAATCATCGTAGTCACCCCTATTAAAATATCTATAGTTCATGTTGGTTTTAAAAGTAAGCATTAAATCATCCATATTCTCTAAAACCATTGGAACTACAGCACTATATTCAAAATTCCTTTGCTCTAGGTTTGAAAACTCTGATACCTGAAAGGAACACTTGCCGGTAGATAGAATCTTTGTGGTAGGAACACCCCTTTCGGCAGACGTGTTTAACACTTTGAACTTCTTAGATAGCCTGTCTATGTACTCCTGTCTGTACGACCTATCCATCCTACCCATATAAACTACATCATATTCTGGCTCCACATCCATTGGGAAGTAATAGTCAAAGTCTACTGCCATTGGTAGAAACTTACAATTATCTATCCAAAGTTCTTTTCTCATGTTTGAGGGGAAATAGACAATATCAAAAAAAGGATACTCTCCTGGATGAGCTACTTCAGCTATATCCAGTTCCCAATAGACCGTTGCCTTGCTACCCTTAGCCAAACCATTCCAAGGCATAGAATTAACCACCAACTCTGGGTTGTCGGCTATTCCTACTACTTCTACGTTAGGTAGGGTCTTAAAAGCCTTCTCCAAAAGAAAAGGAACTTGTAGAACATGTTGCCTTTCGTAGTTTAGGGCTACTTTAGTGCTTTTAATATTCCCTCCTTTAATTTATCTGCATAATCAAAATGGTCTAAAGGTTCTTCTTTTAAAAGAGATTTGAGTTTTGGGTTATCATCTTCTATTTCCACATCACAGCCACAAGCTAAGGCTTCCCAAACAACCCTTTCCCCGCCACCAAAGACATCTGATGGCATATAAACAGTTTTAGCTCTGTTGTAAAGCATTACTAACTCTTCTGGTGAAACCATTGATAAGCAATCAACATCTTGGACTGCTAGGTCGTTAATTATACCTTCTGACTCAACACGATTGTCTACCTGTATTTCACCCACAATTACTCTCTTGCCTTTTTTATCTGCAAACTTTTCCCAGCGTTTCCAGCTAGCGTAGGCACCTACACCTAGATAATCTATATCTTTTTCTATTCCACTTATTTTTCTAAAGATTTCGGTGTTAACCCCAAACGCTCTAATAGCGTTGGGGTGGTCACCAAGTATCTTTTTGTACCACTTTGTTTCGTAAAATAAGGCACTGTATTCGTCTGTTTTAAAAGGAGGGTTTACGTTTCCGGCAATACACAATCCGTTGGGTTTAGAAAAGAAACGACAAACATGGTCTGGATTACTTCCAAAGGCTCCCCAACCTAAAATGAAATCAAACTTATTTAATATGTCCTCTCTGGCTAAATTAACCCTTTCTACCTGAAACGTCATATCCAGCTCCTCTAAGGCTGCCCAGAGGCCATCTTTGACGGTTACCGGATGTAGGGATTCATAGACGAATAGTATTTTAGGTTTCTTTGAATACTTCGTACCAGTGTTGGGCAATTTGGGGCCACTCATACTTCTTTGCAAATTGATAACCCTTTTCTTGCTCCTCCTTCCACTTTTTCTCATCTTTCATTAAAGAAACTAGTTCCTCTACATATTTTCTTCTAACAGCTGGTTCATAAATATCACCTTCAACCCTAACACCACTACCAACAGTTTCTCTTAAAGCGGCGTAGTTGATAACACAAGGAACACAACCATTTTTCTGGCAAGCAAGGGCAGTAATACAATTGTGAACAAAAACACCACCAGCATTAAAATTGTGATATTTTTCCACCTCCATGTCGTACACATCTTCTCTAATAGAGGCTTTTTCTATTTTTACAATCTTGTGGTTATAGAATTTATTTCTTTTTTCACTTTCTGCTCTCTTTTTTGCCCTGTTAGCAAGCCAGTTGTCTCTATCTTCTTGACTCATGGCATTTACCTTATCCCACATGTTTTTACACTGCTTCTTAGCCCAAGCGGTTCTCAATTCCTTGTTTGGGAATGTTTTCAGTATTCTTTCTCTTGAGAGTTTAGCAAGCTTCTTTTTACCAGATATGGAATGTTCCCTTCCCTTGAAAGTTTTTTTAGCGTGTTCAGACGCATCTAAAATTTGTAAATTCTCAATATTGTTATTATATCTGTTTCCATCTTTGTGGTCGATATGCTTTCCTTCTATTTTTCCCAATAAATCACCAACAATTCTATGTTCATGTTGCCAATATCCACTCGGTTGTTTAATCATAAAAGTTGGTCTTTCATATAATGGCATTAAACTTTGCCCAACTTCTAACTTGTTTGCCTTTTTGTACGTCCCGTCCCTAAGCATAAACCTGTGATCTGGGGTAAATTTTAATATCGTCCCGTCATCTAGGGTTATTTTAAGTAATTCAGCGTTCTTTCTTGTTTTTTTCACCCACAAAACTTTTCCCAACACTATTTTGTCATCTTCATGACTATAAGAATATACATAAAAATTACTTTTTCCAACTAAATCTTTTATTGGTACTCCATATGGATATTTTTTGTGGTCTCTCGGCATCAATATATTAGTATCACCAGAACAACAATTTATCTCTTCAAAATGTGTTGGATATGCCCATATTCCACACTCTTTTTGAGCCTTGATTAATTCTGATTTAGAAACTCTACCATGTTCAGTAATTCCATCTTGTTGCATTAGTTTTTCCATATTAGCTTTCCACTTCATTCTTTCAGGGTTGTTAGCGTAAAATGACTGGAAAAGTTTCCAACCATAGTAACAATTCAAAGTAGCTTCTGGTATTTCTTTTTTGATTGAAGGCCACATTATTAACAGATGTTGGAGTCCACGATCATATGAACTACCCCAAAAAATGCTATATCTCCTAGTTTTACTAAACATATTTTTTCCAGTATTTTTTTGTTTTGTCATGGCATTTTCTACACAAGGTTCTTCCGTTTTTTATATCCCAGAGAACCTTATAGTTTTTGTCCTTAAATAATTTTGTAAACGGAATAGGAAAGTGGTCTGCTTCAACATAACATTTATTTTTTCCACACAATACACATGTGTAATTATCTCTTTTAAAAACCTTATTCCTCCAATCAATATATTTTTTAGAGCCTCTAATTTTAAGAACTTCTGATGTAATACCACCCTTCCAGTTCCAGTGTTTACTTCCATTTTGATAAGGTTTGATGAGTTCACGCAGTTCTGGGTGTGTTTCGTGAATTTTGTGACCCTTTTTAAATAGATTTTTATTATTTTTTCCTCTCTCCTTTTGTCTTTTGATAAATTCTTGGTATCCTGATGTTTTTTTCCACTCCCTTTGTTTGGCTTTAATTTTTTCTTTAGCATCTTCTGTATGTGGTTTATTGTGCATAACCAACCATAACATGTTCCACCCGTAGTTGTACATCCCCAGAATATCTTATGTTGTCTCATCTTCACTCCTATCTAAACCATTAGAGATTATCTTAAATTTATTATCCGGTATATTTGGAGCAAACTCTCGGTGGAAATTGCTTTTAACCATAAAGTAGTCTATGTGTTTTAACTGTTTCTTGTCAATGTCTACTCCATTCCAAACATCGTGGAGGTCTACTAGGAATTTTTTAGTTTTAATCTTTCCAGCTAAACCCCAATTCCTCCATTGAATAAAGATATTAAACTTATCTTTCCTATTAAAGTGATACCAAGGTAGGTAGGTAACTCCATCAAACTCTCCCTCTACTTCTGGGTCACCATAAACGGTTACCTTATAACCAAGTTTAACCCACTCCTTAGAAAGTTCAATTACAGCTGTCTCTGAGCCACCAATCCCTTTCTTTAATGATTCCGGTCCCCATTTTTCAAAACCATAGCCACCAAAGTTGGCAAAATAACAAATCTCGTCTTTACCCCAAGTTCTAGGTTTACTGGCTTGCTGTCTCCATTTAATAGCAAAGGGTTGGGTGGCTATTGCTTTAGGTAAACTGTCTATTATCAACGGAATTGTTCCTGTTTCTTCTATCTTATCCAAATAATCAAAAACCTTATTAGTGTTTTTACAAGCTTCATCTAATTCAACAATATCCTCCAAATAGAGAATGTTGTTAATATTTGCCTCTGTTGGAACAACTGAATAGAGCAACTTGGCTGAGTCTAAGGCTTTTTTGTAGTCTTTATAGACGTTGGTGTTGAGCTTTAGGCTCAACCCAACGCTCATTTCCTTCATTGCTTTAATATTATTCATACTGGCGTTCTTTTCAGATACTTCCATTTTCATAGCCACATCTAACCAGTGTTGAGCTTGTCGGTAGTTTTTGTCGTTGTAATAGGCGTTGGCTAGTCTTAAATAAACTAATGTTTGATATGGATACTCCTGAATACTCTCATGGAAAGCTTTAATTGAACCCTTAGTGTCACCACTTCTGCCCAAAGCTACTCCCATCTGTTCCCAACAAACACCCCTCTCTTCATCCCAACCTGATTTCTCTAGGTATTCTTTACCCATTTCCAATATCTTATCTAGGTCTGAGAGTGAATCCTGTTCAGCATATATCTTCATCAAGTAAAGTAGTGTCCTTGGATCAGCACCTTCTGGTCTATCTCTTTCGTCTTCAAGTTGCATTTCCAGTATTTCTTTGTTTCTATCCATTTTACCTTCCCAGTCTGTATTGGTGTGGACTACTACAAATGGTCTAGTTTCCTCATTATAAGAATAAACAGTGTAATTTTCTTTAACACCACTCACCGGAACTGGTGTTTCGTGTAACCTGCCCTTCCAGTAGGTGACACCAGGTTTAAGTAATCTCTCTCTGTTCTGTTGCATATCCACAGAAGCAATGGTTCCGTCTTTGTTAAAAGTGCAAGCATACCAATAAGTAAAGAATACAATGTCTTTACCCTTCTCTTTAGCTTCTGTAGCTATCTCTTTAAGCATCTCTCCACCTAAAACTACATCATCTGTATCTAACCAAAAGAGATAGTCATATTCTTTGTGGTCAGTAGCTTGTTTAAAGTTGAAGTTTCTGGCGGCTGAGAAATCTTTAATCCACTTAAAATAGGAAAAATGATATTTGTTGTCTTCACAGTATTTTTTTATCCTGGAAACATTTTTACCATTAGCCGTGATAAAAACATCATCTACACTCATTTTAACGGAATCTATACAGGCTTTGAGTTTTTCTAGTTCTGAATCATCTTTAATAATTTGACAAAGAGCTATTTTCATTAAGTGTAGTTTGAATTGTGTAATATAGGAAACTTACGAATAGCTTTCTGAATAAATTCTTTATTGGTTGACTGCATGTTTGGAAAATAAATTTTAAGCATGTGATATACCCTAGTAGGGAAAGCCATTGATTTTTTAAGACCACTTTTAACACTTGCGCCCAAACTTCTTTCCACCGCTAAGTCTACCTTTAAGTCTTTAAGCCAATCTCTATATTCATCTGGAAAAAATTTAGACCAGACATTTAATACTTGTCCAAAGAAAGCCCAGAATGCTTGACTTTTAATGTCCCACTCCGGTTTACCTAATCTCTCGTATATCATTTCTAATCCGTCTATTGCTTTAGATTCAGGGGTGATTTTTTCAACCCGAAATGTTGGTTGAAATGAATCTTTCATACAGTATTATATCATAAAAGAAAAGCCCCCGATTTCTCGGGGACTAATCTCAATCTTTAACGAAAGATTATAACGAAATGCTGTACCCTGTTCGCTTAACAGAAGCTGGTTGAGCCAATGACACGAGGGTAAGTTCAGTAAGGTACTGACCATTGTCTCGGTCACCGTCTTTAGACAGCTCTTCCCACATAGGCTCTCGGCCTTTGAGGAAGGACATCTTGAAGGTGTCTTCTCTTAAAGCGTAAACAGTTAAGCTTCCGGCGACAGCTCTAACGTCTTTGTGGGGGATAATCATTACTGATTTTCCGACTTGGGAATCGTAGACCTGCACTTCTGAAGTCAATCTCTTTTCTTTCGCATCAATGTTGCGGGTGTTGGTTGTGAAACCAGAGATACGTCGCTTAATCACCATTGGACAGACCAAAAGGTCGGCAACGTAGGATGAACCTACTGCGTCCCAGGACTGTTGCATGATGTCGTTAAGTTCGACTTCGGAGAAGGATGTACCAGAATTTCTAGCGGTGATGTTGGTGGAAATACATCCATCAATACCACGCATACCACGAGCAACGCCTGAAGAACCAGATGCTTCAGTACCATTGATGAGAACCCACTCCATATCTGCTTTAAGCTGTTTTAAAGCTTCAGATTTTTGGAATCGATAGGGATCTTCCCCAGTGGCAACCGAAATGGCTCTTTCAGTACCGGAGACACGAACAGGTTTGCTAACAATAGCAGTGATGTTGTGGCTTCGGACAGGTTGAGTAAGGTCACCATAACTAGCAGCAGCACCTTCAATCGTATGAGTGACTGAAGTTGGTCTTGCGGTGTTATAGGTTACCCACTCGTGTAGAGTGTTGGTAGCCGGAGCAGCTTTGCCTAGGTTTGACACAAAATAGTTGTCGGTGTTGGGACTTACATCTCTAAGAATAGAGAGCAAGGATTCACGCCTAGAACCATCTTGATATGATGCTAAACCAAATGCCATAGTTTTACTCCTTAAAAATTAATAACTTAATATCCAGCGGCCTGTAATCTGGCGTAGATAGCTTCTCTGTCACCCTTTTTGGTTCGGTTGACTAAATCTTCCTGATTTAAGTCAGCTTTCCCCTGTGCAGCAGAAACACCTGCACTAGCTTGTTCCCGCTGGGTTGTAGCGGCTTCGAGCTTCTTAGCTTCGGCTTCTCCAGGTCTATAAATATCCATGACTTTCTTGGTAGCTGCTGTTAGGTCTTGTTGACCATTTTCCATTAGCTGTCCAATCATTTCATTACGAACTAGTTGAAAGAATCTTTCATCGAAATTTTCGCTTTCAGGATTGAGGGTGGGAAATTCTTGATAGACCCTCTTCATCTGTTCGGTTTCTTCAAATTTAGTAACCTTTTCGGAAGCCATTTTAGCGACCTCCTCTGCCTTAGCTGCTCTCTGTTCTGCCATACTCATTTTGCGTGAGTTGTCAGCAAGAACTTTTTTCAGCTTGTCAGTATCGAGGTAATTATCCTCGTCTACGAGTTGCTTAATTACATCGTCAACTTCGCTTCCTTTTAAGTCGGTGTTGTCTTCAATCAGAGTAGCAATCTCTTTCTTGTCAACTTGACCTCCTTGAGGACGTAAACTCTCTAACACAGATTGTGGTTTGGGTCTGGATGCCTCCAGCTCCTGCTTCAAAAGGCGATTAGCCTCTTTAAGTTTTTCAAACTCCGCTTTGGTTCTCTCTTTCACCTCTTCTGGTAGCTCACCTTCGGGGGTGGGTGTGACAGCCTTAACGTCTGCTGGTTGATTCGAGTTGGACAGTGACTCTTGAGTATCCTTCTCAATGGGAGCGCTCTCCGCTTGTCCTATTTGGGTTTCATCTGACATGTGAAACCTCCTTTTTTGGTACTAATTAGTGATTGACATTTTACTTCCGTCATAGAAGGTTTGTACCTTAATTCAAGCATAAGCAAAGAATAGGGAGGTTTTCAATAGGTATGCTAAAATATTCTAATGATATTTAAGGAAACTTTGATTAAAGGTATCTTTGAATTACAACCAAAAGTGTTTAAGGATAAAAGAGGTTGGTATTCACCAATATTTGAAAAGGAAACATTTAAAAAGAAAACTAGGGTTGATTTTGAGACTGTTCAAATGGCCACGTCTTTAAATAAAAACAAGGGGACACTTCGTGGTTTTCACTATCAAATAAATAAACCACAAGGTAAGTTGGTTTGGGTGAGTTTAGGTGCAATATTAGACGTTGGATTAGATGTTAGAAAGGGGTCTCAGACATTTGGTAAACATGTGGCTGTTTTATTGACAGCCACCAATCATAAACAGCTGTGGCTACCGCCAGGTATAGCTCATGGATATATTACTATTAAGGAAAACACTCAAGTAAATTATTTGGTAACAAGTGGTTCTTTTAGCCCAGAAAATGAAAGGGGTGTCAACGCTTTTGATAACAAATTATCCATAGATTGGAAAACACCAAAAAGTAAAATACTAATAAAAGACAGGGATTTGAATTTTCCCAAGCTTGATGACATACCTAAAGAAGAGCTGCTTTAATGATTGCCTGTAAGTAGGTCTTTTATTTCTAATAGTTTAGACACCGGTCCAGACCAACCCGTACCACACTTCTTACAAACAAGTAGGTTTGGTTCTTTTAAATAAACATCTCTGTGGGGACAGATATTTGGCTTCAATTCAACCAGAGAGGTTTCCCCCTCTGTTTTCTTTTTCCACTCAAGATAGTCTCTGTCGCCAATCAGATAGTCTTTCATTAGCCAATAGAGTATTCCTTTTCAGGGCTTTCCAACTCTTTTCTTAATTGCTCCATCTTAGTAGATTGAGAAGCTAACAAGTTAATCAAGTCAGTAAATGCCATCGCTTTAGCATAGGCCAAATTGTACTTTCGGATAAAGTCCTTGTTACTTTCGCATGTCAAAGGATCCACCCATCTGTTGCCCACCTGGGTTTTGAGGTATGGGAGGAGTACCTGTTGGTAATCCTGGTTCTGGTTGAGCCTGTCCAGGGCCATTGCTTTGGACAGCTCCTGGTTGAGCTGGGCCAATCGGCTCGAAGTACTTTTCGGAGTCTTTGTTTCCTTGTTCATCATAGATATTAACTAGTAAATCTTTAACTTTTGGCTTCCATCCTTCTTGCATAAGCAGTTGCAAAATTTGCGGATTAGAAGACATCTGTAGTGCTGATATTTTAGCATTAAGATACTCCTCACTGGAACCCTGTGCCATTGACTTAACATCTGGAATATAATCATAGTTACCTTCTAAATCTTCTGGAACCACACTAATGGTCGCTTCATCTCCTAGCGGAGATAGCTCCATTTTTGGTTTAATTTTCATATTTTTACCCTTACCTTCAACAATAGGGAACTTCGGAGTTTTTCCGGCTTCCATTAATTGAAGTAGTTGTTCATCATCAACATCACCCTCTCTTGTTTGGATAATGTCTTGAATCATTTGAGAGGCTTCTGGGGTTAATTCCATTTCATCTAGTCCCGCCCTGCGGAAGTATTCAAATTGAGATGGTCCAACAATTCTCATAATGTGTTCTTTTTTGTTTGGGTCTAAGAAAAGGAATTGACGATTGTTGGAAATCCACATACTCATCATATCCTTAATCACATCAATTAAGACTGTTTGATTCTTTTGATCCCTCACTAGTTGTTGTCTAGCTGTTTGTTTAACTTCGGTAGCTGTTTTCTCTGGGTTAAATTGGTCTATTTGGGAAGTACCTTGAGATAGGTCCCCCATAGCGGTGTTAAACGCAGATACTAAAGCCGAGTAAGTTGTTTGGAAATGTCTCATTGGGTCAGTTGAGCCTTGTAGCTCTTGGACCGCATCTTGGGTATCCATTAACCATTGGGCTTCTGGGCCATATTTAATGGTTTCAATTCTAACCATTCCCTCAATTATTTTGAGAGGTGGCCGGATATGAAGTTGCATGTTGTCTAGGTAACCATTGAGAACGGCTTGAATAGCCCTCCAAATAGGCAGTACTGGTTCAACCTCTGACTCACCTAATGGGTCTTCCCCTAACGGGTAATACTTAAGTTGAACAAAGGGTATTTTTTTGTGGTCGTATGGATTAGGAATATCTCTTAAAATAATGTTGTGTTTAGGAGAAAAGGTAATCCACCTATCTGGGCGGTATTCAGTAACTATCTCTAAAACCTGATAAGCAGGATCTGTTCCCATCCGGTCTTCTAACCCTTTGTTTGTTTTTAGTCTGTCAGTATAGGCGGTGTCCCTTCGGTCATTGTTTTCATCTACCGCTTTCTTTAGTTCATCTAGGTTTGAGTAAACTCCAACTTTCTTATTAGCTCTTTTAAGCTCATCAAAGGTCTTCCACTCTCTTAATTGAAACCACCTAGCATCTCTAATGTTTTGACAATTAGGGTCAATTCCACAGTCTCTTAAATCTTTGGGAAAAAACTCATTACCTTCAAAAAGAAGAGTTCCATCTTTGTCGGTTTCTACTAACCAGGGAACCATCGCAAACTTAGAAGAGTAGAGTCTGGTGTCTAAATCCATCATGGAATACTTTGCCAACATGGTTCCACCATGATTGGCATTGTCCCACTGGTGATTGATAATCGTGTTTTGTAACCTAGCTTTAAGGATATCCCCCTCCCCGTCTCTGGGGGTGAGTTCACCTCTAAGTTTAGAATTAAGTAATCTAGCGTTTTTCTCTTTAAGTGATGTTTGAATTCTGGGGTCAATTACCTTTGATTGATAAGGCCAGTTATCAGGAAGCTTACCCCAGTAAGCATCAGTAACATCATTCCAACCGTTTTTACGGGTCATCCTCTGGTCGTTATCTTCGGTCCAACCAAGATAATGAGTGGATATTTCGTTAAGTGTTTCCGCTTGTTTGTCTAGTTTGTTATCTGCCATATTTACTTTTACAATAAAGTTACTTAGGTTGTCTATACTTCTTATAAACCCTATCCCTTAAAGTCTCAAAAGTATCGTCTTCTTCAATTAGATTTTGACACTTAGAACATATCCTAATAAACTCATTAGGATGAATTTCCAACATAAATGTAGGCATCCCTTTGGTGTTCTCTTCACCGCATACCTGGCAATACCAGATATCAATCGTTTCTTTAACTAATCCATCCCTCGCCCCCCCGTACTTACTCCAACCGTAACGCTTTTTCCCTGAGACGGTAAGTTGAATTGTGGTATATTTATAACCCATTAAGATAACTCCCACTTCTTCTCATCATATTTAACCGTAGTCTTGCTAATTTCACGGTGTCCTAGGGCAAGATACCTAAAACTGTCTGCTCCATGAGAGGCCCAGTCGTGAACTGGGTGACTCTTGTAGGTACCGTGTTTATCATCAAATTCCTTGTGATAGGCTTTCAGGGCGTCTATCCCCCGACTACACTTCTTACTATCAAACCAACAACGTTGGAATAGGTTTCTTACCGCCTCTATACCATCCTCTAATGAGAATTTGGGAACAATCCTAAAAGTAATACCTAGTGACTTAGCGGTTTCATAACGACTTCTACCAGTAGTAAATTCCCTAACACTAATATCGTGTGGAGCCGTATGGGTGCCGTAGATGTAAGGCTTCTCTTTTAACATCTTTATAATATGGACCAGCCCCTCCCCACTAACCTCTAAATAATCAATTAGTCTAATCTCTTTACCCACATCCTGGGCAAACCAAATGGCAGTAGAATCATCTATCCCTAAATCCCAGTAAGTGTTGACGGGTAGTCTAGGTTCGTAGGGAACACCAGTTATCCGGCCATCGTCTATAGCGTCCATTATTTGTTTAGCATAGTAAGCTCCGGAGACTGGGGCATCAAAGCTACACATATACTCCTGCATAAAATGGGCATCGTTACCGGTCCTGGCAAACAACTCAGCCTTAGCATCGTCAACTTGCTCTTTGGGAATAGCGTTGGTGTCCTTAACCGTCAATATCTGAGAAAACCACTGCTGGGGGTGTCCTTGGGCGTAAGAGAGCAGGTCGTAGGCGTGGTTCTTACCTCTAGGGGTAAAGTTAAATACCGCCCACCCCTCATTCTCATCTAAGATAGGTTTAATAAAGTTCCAGGCATTGGGGTCTTGTAAGGAATACTCTGAGTAGACACAACCCACAGGGTTTGTACCCACGATAGAGTCAACCTTATCTGTACCAATAACCTGAAAGATAGAACCGTTAACCAATTCAACCAACATCTCCTGGCCATCGGTCTTCTTGCGTATCTGTTCAGGGATGTGATCTAGGAACTTAAAGCCCTCACGGTCCATCCCGTTCCAAATAATCTTTTTACCTTGTTGATAGGTTGGAAGAAAATAGAAATATGTTCCCACACGCTGCAACATCTTGGAAACAATTAGATTCATTAAAGTTTTATCCTTGCCAGCACGCCTGTGCCACACGCAGACAGCCCTCTTGTAGCCTTGTCCACCGTTTTCCTTAGATTCCATAGCAACTAAGAGGGGTAGCTGATAGTCACGTGGCGTAAAGTTATAGGGAATGTTTAACGTGTTGTCGGGGGTAGCAGGTTTACGTTTCATGTTATGGGGTAGCAGGGGAGATAAGGTTTTGTTTTTTTTATATATATATGTAGGAATAACCGACCACCTTCAAAAAGGGCCTCCCCCCTCCATCATTTATATATTACACGTCGCACAATCTACATTTGGCGACATCTATATAGCTTTAATTAACTAATAATATAGTAAAATGGTGAACTATAGGACACCTATTCCACTATTTCACCCTCTACTGTCGGCAGCTGCTTGGTAACATTGCCACCGGTAAACGCTGTAATGTTGATATTTAAGTCTTTGCCATCCTTTCCAGTGATTTCTTGCCTGCTTGTTTCCATCATTCCGTGGTTAGCTTTAAGCAAAAAGATGCTTGTGGCCTCTTTCTTGGTGCCATTTAGGGCATTTTGCATCAAAAACGTCTTTTGTGCGCTATCTAATTGCTTAATTGCTCGTGAAAATCCGACATTTGCTCTTTCCCAGTCTGCAAGTGTGTCAGGTAAAACACCGACACTTATCGCAAAATCTTCTCTTATAGGTATCTGGTTACTTTTTTTTCTCTCTTCTAAATAATCGTGTAAAACTTGCAACATTTCTGGTCTATACTTTGTCGGTCTGCCTATTTTTCTCTTCACAACCTGTTTACTTTGCGACGTTGCTACTTTGCTACTTTGCGATGTTGCAATCTGCGATGTTTTGTTTTGCGACGTTGCGATCTTACTCTTTGCCACCTTCCTTGTCACCTTTTTTCTCATTGCCTATTTTAGCACTCTTCCGTTTCTTTTGCTAGTCACTCTGCTGTTACTATGTTACTAATATAATATAAAAACTCTAATAACA